AGTTGGACTATTCCCAAAGCATATTTAAAAGATGATGTAGCTAAATTGGTTAACTATGATATAAGTGATTATTTCTTTACTGTTACAGTAAGTAACAAGGGTGCTGAACCGTTTGAATTCATATTAACTGCAAATTCAGAAAAATATAACGAACGTGGAAGTTATTATCAGCATATGAAAGACTCTGCTGATGATTTATTAAATACTTTTCAAGTGGATGGTAATCCCTTGATAAGAGTTGAAGGGAATTCAACATTTACATACAATTTTAATTTTTCGGAAATTGACCATGATACGTCAATTCCGACTGCCTTTGGGGGTTTAAGTACTCTTACTTACCATCAAATATTTCTAAATTTTTGGACACAAGAAAGTTATAGAATAGCTTTTGATGGTTTGCCAGTTTGGCAGATGCCTGAGATAGACCCTGAAACAGGTTTGCCCATAGTTGATGAAAATGATATTGACGAAGATGGAAAAAGAATTTTTGGTAGAAGTCAAGCATATCGATGTGCTTATTCCCATGATTTTTCGTTTTATGGTTCATGGCGAAGTAAGGTAGAAAAACAAGAAAATTATAAAGATGTGATTAATCAATTACCAATAGCTGACCTTATTACTGGAAATGAATTTACTTCTGTTGATTTCAATCTTAATCCTGACATTGGTGATTTTAAGAGTATGATTAACAGTTCTAAAGATTTTTTAGAATTAATAAAAACCGTTATGGTTAACTTCATGCCTCAATTTATGTGGATTATTATAGCTATGGGTTTAACGTCTATTGTTATCCTAAGAATATTGGGAAGGTGATAAAATGGAATTTTTTAATTTTTTGATGAATCAAGTTTTAATATTATTGTTAAAGCCTTTTCAAGTTTTTGGTTACACTTTAACGTTAATGACTATTTTAATAGGTATGTTAATAGTTAGCATTGTGTTTTATTTTATCGGTAAAATATTTAATTAAAGGGGAAATAAAATGAAAGATTTATTGATAGTTACTTTTATTGTTGTTTTTATTATTATTGTTATAAGTTCAGCTATTGCATTTTTAGGTGATATAATAAAATTTAGAACTAAAAAAGAAAAGGCTGTTATTATTTCATCATCAGAAAAGGGGGAAGATGAACATGGAGATACTAGAGAGAGTAGCTGAAGCTTCAGAGCCAGTTTTACATAATTGGAATAGGGTTTTTGTTGATACAAGCAATCCAATGTATAAGTTATTGAAGGAACTTGGGTGTGATTTGACTTCAGAGATTACAAATAAATATGATGCTTACATAATAGGTTTGCAATTTGTTTTTGCTTGTGGTTTCCTTTATTTCTTTTTAAAGTTTTTATTTAAAATAATGGCAACATTAGCTAGGGGGAAATTTTAATGTTTGCAATTATTAAATTATTCTTTAGTTGGGTTTTTAAATTACCTCATTTTATGATGTATTATATTTATGATTTATTATGTCATTATTATTATAGGCTTTATATGCTCTTTTATGGCTGGGGAATACATTTATATGTAGGGAAGTTTGGCAGAGGAAAAACCTCTGCTATGGCTATTAGAGCCTATAAGCTAGCTGAAAAATATCCTCAACTTAGTATTCTTACTAACATGGAACTTAAAAACTTTCCTGAGCATACAAAAATTTTAAATTTGGAAACTGCTCAAGATATTTTAAATGCTCCGTCTGACACTATTGTTTTAATAGATGAAATAGGAACTATTTTTAATTCTAGAGATTTTTCTAGTGGAAAGAATGCAGTTCCTAAGCCTTTATTTCAACATCTGTGTCAATGTAGAAAACGTCGCATGATGATATTGGCAACGGTTCAACGATTCAATTTATTGGACAAACAAATAAGGGATATTTCTGCAACTGTTATAAGTTGTAATATGACTTTTGGACATCCATTTTCAAGGGCAATTACAACAAGGACTTTTGATATAGACGAATATGAGGCTTATATGTTAAATCCGAGTTATAATCCTAGTATTATGGATATAGATGTTATAATTCAGACTAATAAATATAGGAATTTATATGATACATCAAGCCTAATAAAAGGGATGATGAAAAAAGATTATTTATCAGATGAAGAAATACTTGTTAATCGTGGAGAAACGCAAAGTATTTTTGGTGATAAAGAAACAAATAAGATGATGAAGAAAAGAAAAAGATATTGAAATTTGTGAGGGAATGGGGGTGGGCTTCCCAATGGGAAGCCCTTCCCCATCAGAAAGGAAAATTAATATGTATTATAAAGTTTGGGCAATAATAAGAAATGAACTTAAGGTTTTTACTATTGATTATTTGAATTTTATTACAATTGCTAGAGATGCAAATATTTTTATCCTTAAATTTGAAGAATTAAAAAAAATAAAAAGGGTTTGACTTTACCCCCCTTAGCTAATAGGGGGGTACTATATACATGGCGATTTGCTTTAAAGCTTGTCTATATCAGCGTTTAGGGGTGTTTTTTGTGAATAATATTATTTTAATTGACTGGTTTAGTTTTACTACTACAATTCATTCGGTAAATTCAATTATTGAATTTTTAGGTCTTGGGGAAATTAAAGATTTTATTAAGACTTACGGAAGTAGGGGCTTCAGAGATAGAATCACATATAGTGGTCTTAATATTCATTTTAATAATAGCCAAGATGAAAACTTGATATGGGTAGAATTTACTGGTCAAGGTTGTAGGCTTTTTGAGGAATTATCAAAAAAAGAATGGGAAGATATTTTTTTTACTATTTTAGATGAACAAGAAAATTATAATGTTACTCGTTTAGATATTGCTTATGATGATTGGCAAGGAGTTTTAAATATTGATAAAATATATTCAGAAACATTAAAAGAAAATTTTGTGTCTAGATTTAGAACATGGTCATGTATTAATTCAAATAAGGGAATTACTGTTTATCTTGGTTCTGTCCAGTCTGCAATTAGATTTACCTTTTATGATAAAGCAAAGGAAAGAGAAAGAGAAGATATTGAACANTGGGTGCGTTTGGAAATAAGAATGCGTGATGAAAACGCACTAGAGTTTATTAAAAATCTTAATAATTATACTGTTGGTGATTTGTTCTTTTGTGTGGTTAATAATTATTTAAGGTATGTTAAGCCATCAAAAACCGATTCTAATAAACAACGTTGGAATACTCGTGGATGGTGGCTTAAATTTATAAATACAACAAAGAAAATAAGCTTATGGACAAAATGCGATAGAGAATACAATCTTGCTAGGTGTGAAGATTATGTATATAGGCAATGTGGTAATGCTTTAGACACTCTTATAAATATTAAGGGTGTAGAAAGATTATTAGATGAGTTAGAAAAAAATAAACCTTCAGAAAAGAATATTAAGTATATAAAATTAGAGAAAGAATATAAAGCTAATGAAGGCATACTTAATTACTTAGAAGAAAGAAATGCGTTATGAACAAAAAAGAACGTGAATTGTTGCTTAATTACATATAGAGTACTTAAAAGTCAAGAGTTTCATTGGGTTGATGCTGTAATGCTTAATGATATTTTTTGGCATGATGCGGATTTTTTAGCCGAGTTAGTCGGCTATAATGATTTTGAAGAAATAATGACAGAAAGGGGTAAAGTATGAAAAAAAAAAGTTACTATAGTGATGCAGTAAATAAAGCGGTTCAAAAATATAATAAGGCAAATTATGATAGGTTCATTTTGAGATTCAAAAAGGGAGAAAAAAAGAAAGTTTTTTCTTTCGCAAAAAGCAGAAATAAGAGCGTAAATAAATATATCAATGACTTGATTAAGAAAGATATGGAGAGTAGTTAACTACTCTCCAGTTTTTATGCTTGTTTGTGCAATTTATACAAATTTACTGTTTATAATGAGCTCTTGTTTTTGTGCAATTTGCTATTTTCTAATAACGATCAATTTTAATACTTTGGGCAACTTGCTATTTTCTAATTGCAAAGAAAGTTTTTTTCTTTAAAACTATACTTTTAGATTGTGAGGTATAAAAACATTAATCAACCGTTAATCTTTAAACGGTTTTTATAATGTTACAATAATTTTGCGAACAACATATAAGTTTTATCTTACTATACTTTTGAGTTGGTCGGCACGAGCAAAAAAGCATTATAAAATTAGCTTGTCAAGGGAGAAAAGTAAAAATTTTTCGCCCTTTGAAAAAATTTTACGTACCCTTTACAAGCTAAAGTTTAAAACGTTCTGTGTATCAAATATTTTATTATACTTTATGTTTTATTATTGTCAATATTGACTAAATTATAATACATTTTTTCGTTGTTTTTGTTTATTGACATATACCTCGAAATGTTGTATTATTATATTACAACTTAATGTTGTATTATTGTAAGTAAGTAAAGAAAGGAGA